CAGGGTGGCCGCCCACTGCGCCCAGCTGCCCAGCACGTAGTCCCAGGTCGAGGACTGCTCGGCCCAGGTACCCAATGCCACGTGCAGCCGGGCACCGACCCACCCGAAGCCCACGGTGTCCGGGGCGGTCCAGCCCACAACCACCCCTTGCCAAGCCCCAGGCGTGTCCTGCGCGGCGAACACCGCGCCCCCTACCGGATTACCCGCACCGGTGGCCGGGGAGGCGTAGGCGGCCGCCTGGACGCTGACGTGCTGCCCGTAGCCGGTCTGCACCACCAGCCCGACGCCCCAGTCATCGCCGGCGTTGACGTTGGGGATGCTGTCCCAGGCGGTGAAGTCGGCGTCGTTGAACGGGGCCGGTGGTAGCCACACGTCGGCGGTGGTGCCGGTGACGGTCAGCTGGTAAGCCTGCGCCCCGCTCGAGGCGGTCGTGGTGGTGGCCAGGGTGCCGCGCTGGGTGAAAGCGCGCTGCGCGGGGGTGGTGGTCTCGAACCCGCCGTCGACCGCGACGTCGTTGGGGTCGCCGGTGGTGATCGCGCCGGCGGCGTAGACCTGCACCTCCCGGCCCACGTGCAGATCGCCGAGGAAGTCGGCGTCCCCGTCGATGTCGGCCACGGTGAACGAGCACGTGGCGGTGCCCGGCTGCTCCAGCATGGTGGACCGGCCCCACGTCAGGGACAGCCCGGCTAGGGCGGTGGGTTTGGCTTGCTGGTAGTCGGCCAGCGTGTCGGGCATCCGGGTGGAGCGGACCCACAGCTCACAGCTGACCTCGGCGCTCACGCGACCACTCCGATGGTGGTGGCGCCGCGCCGCACCGGCCCGGCGATGCGGGCGTGGCGGCGGGCCAGGATCGACTCGAGCTGCCGGGCGACGGCGTCCGGGTCCAGCGCGCCGTTGACGGTGATGTGGATGCCGGCGCCGCCGAGCTCGTCGCGGATCAGTTGGCGCAGCATCGGCTCCGGCGCCACGAACTCGCCACCCCGGTCACCCACCACCGCCAGGGTGGCCCGGTTGACGTAGCCGCCGGTGGCCAGCAGCGGGATGTCCGGCACGCCGAGGGTGAACCCGCCGAAGTGGAAGTCGGGCGCGAACGGGATCGGGATGGTGAACCCGGGGATCTTGAACTGCAGCGAGTTCCAGCCCCTGATGATCGCGTTCATGGCGGACTTGAACGCGCCCGTAATGCCGTCCCACATGCCCTTCGCGTTCCGGGCGATCTTGCCGGGCAGCCCGGCGACGAAGGAGACGATGTCCCCGAACTTGGTCTTGACGCTCGACCAGGCCGAGTCGAGCTTGTCCCCCAGCCAGCCCCACAGCGCCCCGGCGGCCTTCTTCAGCTTGCCGCCCAACCCACCGATCCAGGACACCGCCCCGGTGACCGCGGTCTTGACGTTCGTCCACGCGGTCTTGAACTTGTCGACCAGCCAGCCCCACACCGCTTTCGCCGAGGACGCGAACTTGGCCGGCAGCCGCCCGATCCAGTCGACCGCGTTGCCGACCGCGGTCTTCACGTTGTCCCAGGCGGCTTTGAACTTGTCCACCAGCCACGACCAGACCGCCTTCGCGGCGGTGGCGAACTTGCCCGGGATCTTCTTCACGAAGTCGACCGCGGCCGAGACGAGAGTCTTGACGATCGCCCACTGCACCTTCCACAGCGCCACGATCCAGTCCCAGATCTTCTTGCCGGCGCTAGCGAACCAGCCGGGGATCTTCTTCACGAACGCGATCGAAGCGGTGACCGCCGCGACCACTAGCCGCCACTGCAGCTTGTAGTAGTCCAGGATCCAGTCCCACAGCTTCTTGCCGGCCGCGAGGAAGCGTGCGGGTAGCTTCTTGATGAAGCTGACCACCGCATCGAAGGCCTTGCGCACAAAGTCCTTGATCTTGCGGAAGTTCTTCCAGATCAGCAGCGGGATACCGATGAACGGCAGCAGCACCGCCAACACCAGCGGCCACCACCTCTGCAGGAAATGCACCACCGCCATGAACGCGTCGGCGATGAACCTGCCAGCCGCGGCAACGCCGCGAAATGCGGCTTGCACGATCTTCCGGAAGGTTGCGGACTTCTTATAGGCGATGAACAGCGCGGTACCGAGCACCACCAGCGCGGCGATCACCAGGAAGATCGGGTTGGTGAGCAGCGACGCCGCAAAGGCCCGGTTGGCTGCGGTCAGGGTGACGGTCCAGAACTGCCACACCTTGAACGCCACCGCCAGCACCCCGATCGCCGCCGCGAACGCGATCACCAGCCCCGGCGACATGAACTTCATGATCGCCGAGAGGGCCTTGGCGCCGGTGGCCAGCACCGGCATGAAGGTCGACACCAGCGACTGGGACAGGTCCTCGAAGGACCGCTTGGCGCGGGCCATCTGCCCGGGCAGCGTCTTACCGGCGGCCTCCGCGGAGCCGCCGAACTCCTTCCGCAGCTCGGCCATGATGATTTTCTGGGCTTCCATGGTGTGCCCGGTGGCGGCCAGGTTCTTGATGGTCTTCTGCTGCCCGGCGTTGAACGAGACACCGATGCGGGTCAGCGACGTGAGCCCCTTGACCGGGTCGTTGAGCGCCTTGCCGAGCTGCACGGCGTACTTCGACGCATCGCCACCCATCCGGGCCGCCATATCGGCAGTGATCTTCGTGGCCTGGTTGAAGATGTCGTTGTTCTTGCCCGCCTCGTTACGCACGTTGGTGAAGGTGAGCAGCAGTTTCTCTGAGGCGACGATCGAGTCGTCGGTCTGCCCGGAGTAGTCCTGCACGCTCGAGGCCAGGTCCTCCATGCTCTTGACCGAGGTGTGCGCCGCGTTGTGCGTGGATTTCAGCCCCGCTTCGAGCTGGGCCTGCCCGGCCAGAAAGTCGGACTGCTCCTGCACACCGGTCTTGAACACCGCCACCACGCCACCGAGCGCGGCCGCGCCGGCCACCTTGGCCGCGGTGCCGGCCATCGTCTTCCACTTGGTGTTGGTTTTCTCTGAGGACGCGGCGGCCTTGTCGGTCGCGCCGGAGAGCTGCTTGAGCCCGGTCACCGCCTTGGAGGTGTCGGTGATGATGTCCAGGATCAGTTTCGCGGCCACCGACTCACCCCCTCTACTTCTTCGCCTCGCTCATCCGCTCCAGCACCCGCACCGCCGTGCCCATCGCCGCCGGATCGGCCAGCCACACCCGATGCGGGATGCCGGTGGCCACCGCCAGGGTCACGGCAAGCTCCCCGAAACCTCCTTCCGGGTAGGGTCCAGCAGCTCACCCTCGCCGGCCTCCAAGTCCTCGATGTCCTCGATCAGCTCGAGGAACTTCGGCCAGTCCCTAGCGGCCGGATGCTCCGGGAAGCTGCGGCCCCACATCGCGAACACGATCCGGAACTGCAAAGCCATCGGCGCGGTCTCCGCCGGGTTGGTGATCTTCTCCCGCCCGAGGGCGCGTTCGGCGGCGAGGAAGTCCGCCGGGCGGCTGACCAGCTCGTACCGCTCCCCATCCAGGGTGAGCGCGAAACGGCGTTGGAAGGTCGGCATCCCTACGCTCCCTGCACCGAGTTGGCGATGCGCTGCAACTCCCTCTCATACAGCGCCAACCAATGCGGCTGGGTCTGGATCGCGGCGGAGAGCAGGAACTGCTGCGCGCGGATGTTCCGCGCCGGCCAGCCCCAGTGAATCGGTCCTGCATATATGACATCGCTGTACGCCCGGGCCCGCGCGACCTGCCGAGCGCCGCGCAGCGACGCCGCCAGATTCCCCGACCGGCGCGGCGCCTGGCTCGCACCCACCAACGCCACCATGTCCCCGACCCGCTGATTGACCGCCTTCATGTCCGCCATGTCCGCACCGGCCCTCTTCAACGTCGACCGGAACCGGGACAGGCCACGGATCTCGACAACCGCCTCAGCCATCAGGCCGCAGCCGAGCTGGACGCGCCGGCCTGCAGCGCGGCGCCGTAGCTGCGGGTCAACTGCCCCTGGATGTTCCACGCGAAATCGGCGGTCAGCCGGGTGTTCACGTCCCCGCCCAGGTCGTCGGCCGGCACCTCCAACTGCACGATCCCGGTGATCGTCGGCGCCGCCGTGTCGTTCGGGGTGAACGTGAAATCGACCTTCTCCAGGTCGTGGTTCCACACGTAGTCGGTCAACCCGCCGGCCGCCTCCTGCAGGTCGAAATCCTGCACCCAGGTGCCCTGCAGCTGCCGCCCGGACAGCTTCCGGCCGGCCGGCGCCTGGTCCCCGCACAGGGTCTCGATCGCGTCCCCGTCATCGTCATAGCTGGAGGTGATGCGGCAGTTGGTGATCTGGCAGGACGCGTCGATCTGCCCAGTGCCGGTCGGACCGATTTGTAGGGTGCCGTTGTGCAGCCGCGACTCGTTGATCATGATGTCTCCTAGTTCGTGATCCGGGTGGTGACGCGCAGCAGCGGGATAGGTGGGCCGCCGTCCTGCCCGAGGGTCTGCGCCGGCTCCGCGGTGTCGATGTAGCCGCCGGCCCGCGACAGCGCGGCGAAGATCGGGTCCAGCAGCGCGTCGTTGGCGGCCGCGGTGGCCTCCGGCGCCCCGGCCGGCAACACCACGCACACCTGCCAGGTCTCCTCATGGCTGCAATCGGTCAGCCAGGTGGTGCGCACCCACAGCGGCCAGCACTCGCCCTGGTGCAGCGTGTCCGGCTGGTAGGCCTTGGCGTCGATGCCGGGCACGGCCCCCAACGCGGTCACCAGCCGCTGCCGGGCGCTCATCCGAGCACCTGCGCCCGGTGCGGCGCCTCGTAGCGTTCGATCTCCGCGTCCACCCCGGGCAGCCGGGCCATCCCGTACTCGGACAACCCGACCAGCCCGGTGGGCAGCGACCGGGCGGCCGCGGCCCGCCCGGCCCGGCGCAGCAGCGCCTGGTAAAGCGCCGGGTACTCCAGGGCCGGGTCGATGAAGCAGACGGTGGACTGCGCGTCGACCTCGGCTGCGATGATGCCGTCCAGCTGCTCATCCGAGAGCGCCGTCGCCGGGATGCCGATCCACTCACGGACCTGCTCGCGGGTCGGCGGCGTCATCGGACTTACTTCTTGGTGGTGCCGGTGGTGGTGCCGCTGCTGCTGGACCCGCCGGATTCGGCGCCGAGGAAGTCGACCAGCCCGGTGCCCTTCACGAACCCCTTGGGCTCGACCACGATGAAGTCCATATAGCCGGCGTAACCGACCAGCTGCCCCAGCAGGTCCGGTTCGTCCACCGACATGAACCCCTCCAGGTCCTCCCAGTTCTCCGCCAGCGAGGACACGCCGACGATCAGCGTCTTGGCCGCGAAGTGGGCATCCAGGACCGGCCGCAGCCCGGCCACGTCCCCGCCGCCGGTCAACGGCAGGTTGAACGCCGACACCCCGGAGGTGGCGCTGGTGAGCACCCCACCGAGCGCGGTCCACACGTCCGGGCTCATCCACACCGTGTCCGGCACCGCGCCGTTGGCGTTGGCGGCGATGGTGGTGACCGCGCCGCGCAGGAACCCCATCACGGTGGCGTAACTCCAGTCCGCCAGCGCCGCGGACTGGGTGACCAGTCCGGGGAACTCACCACACGCGGCGATGTCGGTCTGCTGCGCGTAGACGGCAGTGAAATCGGAGAAGATCACCTGCAGGATCGACGGCTGGGTCCAGCGCAGGTCCTGCCGGGAGATGTTCACGTGCCCGGCGTAGGTGTCCAGCGACACCGGCACCGACCCGATCACCATCTGCTGCGACGCGGTGAGCGTCTTCTCCGCCGCCTGCTTACCGACCGCGACATGCTGGGTGATCTTCGGCCGGTCGAACTTGGGTGCGGTCGCGGCCCGGTTCGGCACGGAGGCGAGCAGCGGCCGCATCGCCT